AATGCAAGGTCATGATGTCCAGACCGCGAATCCATTTAGCAACTGATGCTAACATTATTTTGAGCTCCCCAAGAAAGAGAAGCAGTTGATCACGACCAGCTATCAGCTTGAGAATACCCGCAGCAAACAACAAGAATCCCATAGCTCCCACAGTTAACCAACTGAAGACTGTCCGAAGAGGCCCGGGTAAGTCCCCTAGCCAGTTTAGAAAGCGTGTCCCGAGATTCACAGTCTTCATCATTGCCGGGTAAAGATACTCGACGTAGGCAAGCATCAACCCCTCCAATGAGGACAGAAATATCTTGAGCTTCATCTTCCCGCCTTCGAGTATGTCAGCGTACTGGTCGGTTGCGGCTGTTGTACCAGTCACAGCTTGCTGCATCTTGCGGAAGGCCTCTGGACCATTGCGGATGATCGTCTGAAACACCATCGCTCGCTGCCCCCACAAGGCTGCGGAGTCAGCAGCAGACAGATTCGCCCTGGTGAGCCGCTCGATCAACTGGACTGGATCTTTCAATAACCCAGCAACCTCTTCCTGCTTGATACCCGCCTTTCCAAGAATGGCTGCAACCTTTGCTGTTGGATTGAGCAACCGTACGAATGCCCCCTTTAACGCTGTGCCTGCCTCCGAACCTTCCAGCCCTGCATTGTACAATTCAGAGAGCAATGCAGTAGTATCCTCAATAGAGGTACCCAGCATAGCAGTCACCGGAACCGCTTTCTTGTAGCCCTCGGATAACTTGTTGAACGTGGCATCACTATTAGCATACGCAGCAGCCATTGTATTCGTGACTCGTGATACATCACCAGAGGCAAACTTATAGGACTTCATCACAGCAGTTACAGTAGCAGTAGCAGGGGCCAAGTCCGTATCTAAAGCACCTGCTACCTCTAAAATAGGCTTGATGAGATTGGTAGCATCCGCTGCCTTATACCCCTTACTGCCCAGCATATAGAAAGCTTCGGCTGCCTCAGTGGCAGAGAATGAGGTATCTCGCCCAAGCTGACGAGCAACCTTAGACAACCCCTCCATTGCCTCAGGCGTTTCCCTCATAACAGCCTCAGTCTTCTTCATTGCCTGATCAAACGAGGCATAGCGCATAGCAGCGTACCCTATACCGCCTGCAATTACCAACCCAGCCATTCCCAGCTTGTTCCCAGCGGCTGCGGCGGTAGCCGATACCTGTGATAGCTTCTCCGTCCTCCCCCGGTAGGCGTCTAACTCGCCACTAACCTTGCTGACCTTTGCAGAGGCACGGTCAACGATCTCCAAGATGCCGGTAAGTTTGCGCTCTTCAGCCATTTGTGGTTACCGTGCATGTCGTGTCATGTACTCAGCCTGAGCTTCATTCCGTGCTTGGGCTTCTCTCTCTGCGGCTATTAGCATCAGGAACGCCATCTGCGTCTCTGCCGGCACTCGTTCGTCTATCTGATCCGGGGTAGTACGAAACAACTGGACCAGCTCATACATCTCTAACAGTGCCTGTGCCTCTGGGTGTGCCTCCAGTCTGCATGAGCAGTCTATGCCGAGGAAGTAGTCCTCGAAGAGGCGTCTCAGAGGCTGCCAGGATTTGGGGCTTGCCCTCCGTCAGCAGCGGAGCTATTTATTTCATCAATTAGCGCGTCCACATGCCCCTCCAAATCCTTGTCTGCGAACATGTAAAGCACACGAAGCTCTTCCTTTGTGAGTGCCTTCTTGTCAATAAAGCCATTCTCCGCCTTGGCTACAAGAGCACGGGTGGTCGCCCACTCTCCGTCATTCATGCCTGCGGGCTTGGCCTCAGGGAGTTCCTCCGGGGTGCCTACGGGCCAACGAAAGCCTAGGATGCAGGTGTTCCACGTGAAGGCATTGATCCGGGCCACGGAGGTCTTTACCTTGCCGGAGCGATGCTCTGCGTCTGCACCGGACAGCACCAGGCCGTCCTGCGAATCATCCACGAGTTGCTCGCGTTCGGCTTTGGTGAACGCGCGCACCTCCGTGTAGCATCCCTCGGACTCATAGCCGGGGAGTGGGGTGGATTTCTGCGGTTGCTTCCAACGGGGTCTCATGGTGTACCTCCTGGGTACTGGTTACGCTTCGAGAATAGAGATGGCCTGTGTACCTTGGTCGGCGCTACCATAGCCGTCGCCGACGATGGGTTCAACACCGCGTCCAGTGCGGTCTGTAGTGTCCAGGTCTGCCTCAGGGATAATGAGACGTGGACAATAAATGGTCAAAGCCTTTCCCCCAGCGGCAAACTGCCAGGAGAAAGCCACTGCGGTGCCTGCCCTGAACAGGTCCCAGAGCGTAGTGTCCACGAAGTCACGGTCCAACTCCACCTTTACATCACGGGCTCCTGCATAGAGTTGGTAGATTGTTCCGGTGCTAGCGATTCGATGCCCGTCATCATGCAGATTGTTCTCAACGCCGACAGTGGCGGATTCCAAGTTTGTGTCACTGAAACCTGCCAGAGCCACAATGCACTGGTTGAACATGTACTTGGTGCCAAGGCCGGAAAAGTCAGGAGGGTGATTGCTGCCTTTCACACCGTCCTTGCCAATGCAGTCCAGAGACAAGACAAGCTCCTCCCCTGCGGAGCACTTGAACTCCGCTTTGTTAACCTTGACACCTGTGTAGACAAACGTGCCAGTTTCCAACTGCTTCCACACGGTCATGGAACGCAGTTCATCATTTCTGCCCCTGATAGTACTACGGGTGACACATGCCTCAGACAGTGCATTGGCAGCAGCAGACCACATGCCGGAGTACATGCCAATCTCTATGCCCCCCTTCACCTCCACCTTGCCAGAGCCGAAGTGCGTCACGTCCACGTTTTGGATTGGGCGCTTCTCTCCGATCTTCTCCTCGGTGCGCCGCAGTGTGCAGATGCCAGGCACCCACAGAGTAGGAGCAGCCTCAGCTACCCCCCAGACGCTTTCAAATGCAATGCCAATGTTATGCCGATGTCCACGCGATGCCATGTCAGGTTACCTCCCAGATACGTCTCAAAGCGCCGCGTCGCGGTCGCAGTTACAGCCGAACACCACTGTGTCCCCGCCAGCACCACCGGAGCCTGTCACGCAGGCGGTGATGCCCTTGAACAGCGGAGCAACCTTGGCGGTTGCAGCAGTGGTGTAGGAGTGCCGAATACCAGTCGTCACGGTGATAGACACACCGGGATCAACGCTGTCTATCTCTGCAATCTCGGCGGCGTTGTTGTCCCAGATCAGAACCTTCTCCCCAGCCTGGAACTGCGTAGTAGCCGCCAGTGCAATGAGCGTCTGCCCGGCATCCTCGTTGCCACTCAGTAACTGCGAGCCAATCTCGAACTCCGTGCCAGCAGGAGAACCGTTCGCCACGGGAACAGAGGCGGCAAAGGTCGTCCCACCGGCATACTCACAGGTGGCAGTGAGCACCCAGGAGCCACTACCGATGGTCACGCCGTCAGGAACCGTGGCGACGATTCGGCCTTCCAGTGTGGCAGCTACTCCCTGCCCCCGTGCCGTGGTGGTGAACTCCGCGCCGTCGGTGAAGGCAGAGCCATACAGCATCGCCCCAAGGTAGTTCGTGTCGTACTTGGGGAAGATGTTGGCTGTGGAGATCGGGGACCAGAACTTCCGGTACCACCACTCTGCAAACTCCTGCGGAACGCGCCAGCGCTTTGCCGTCAGGTAGGCATCCAGTCCGGAGTATGCCAGATCGGAGACTGCATACTGCTGGAGCTGATCGAGGAAGTCCCAATAGGGCATCCCGAACTCCGCATTCTCCGTGCGGAGGTCTGCCTCTGTAGCAGTTGTCCCCTTGACGCGATTCTCGAATGTCTCGTCTCCGGCTGCGTCTACCCGCGTCCAGAGGTCTGTGCCTCCAGTGATGTTGGTCTGGAGCAGCTCATACTCCTTGGCGAGCCGTCCGATGATTCCTTGCAACGCGGTCTCTACTGTGCTGAGTGCCATGATTGAACACCTACCACTGAGTGATTACGGAGAGCGCAGGCGTTCCAGCGTCCTCACGTGAGTAGAACTCCATCGAGTCTCCGCTGTCCTGCGCATATAGGAGCAATCCATAGTTAGGCTGACCAGACTGATGCCAATTGCGGACAATTGTAGTCAAGTCAACACTCACGGTTTCTCCGGCAACTCCAGCCACAGCCGTTACAGAGGTAGTAGTCGCTGCCGCCTGATTGAGGTTGCTCCAGTTCACCATTGATTCTACCCAATCGTTAGACAGTTGCCCAACAAGCAAGTCACCATTGGAGTTGTCCGCAAGCGTCAAGGCAAGCGTGGCAGACTGCACAGACCCCGCACGCTTGTAGGTAGTGTCAAACGCAGGCAGACCCGAGAGGGTAAACTTGACCACACCAACAAGCCGCCGGCCTGTGCCATCCGTGGCGAGCAAGAGATTGTCAGCGGCGTGGGTGGCAGTCGGATTGTCACGGTCACAGTAGGAGTCTGCTGCACATGCACAAGCGTTCGTCACCGTGGGGATAGTCAGCGGCTCAAAGCAAACCTCATAGAAGAACTGAGTTACACGAGCACGCACACCACGATTGTGCAGGGACCTGTTGTATTCATTGTCGTAAACGCGCCTGCGAACGTAGGCCCAGTCAATGGTTTGTGACCAGTGCCCGGAGTTGCGGTTGTCCATCAGTGTGTTGTAGACCACACGAGACTTCTGCCGCTGGACAAGCGCGGGTACCTCATTGTCACCATAACCACAGCAGTAGAGCACCTCAAAGGCATAGGTCTGCGTTGTGTGCTCACCAGTCATCCTTGCGATCTCTTCAGTCACATCAGGGAGGCGTACACACGCCCAGGGGAGCGCTATCCGACTAACCGCTGCGCCACGTCCGGCCCCAGTACGCTCTACCAATAGACCGGGGTCGTCGTCCGTGTAGATAGTAGGAGCATTCGCGCCAGTGAGGTCTGCAAGAAACCCTAGGATGTCTGCCATCAGGTCATCACTGAAATCATACTGCGTACTCATACAGCACGCCTCCCAGCTGACCAGGCATGTTGCAGAGCGTCTGTGAGTGCCTTGACTGCTGCTTCCTTGTTGGCACCAAACGACAACCGCAAGAAGGGTTTAGCCTCCTGCCCGCGCACGCTGCGGGCGCGGATATACTGCCCCCGCTTCAGTTTCGTATAGGAACCAACACCACTGTTGTACTTGAAACGCAGGAAACGCGCCGTGCGAGGGGTAATGGGAGTCTTGGTGCCCTCCTCCACATAGCGAGCATACTTGACGATAGTACCAAACTCCCCACGCAGCCAAACCATAGTGCCTGCTCCAAGCCAATGCGCCTCTGAGGTGATGGTTTGGTGCAAGTGCTTCGGGTCATGCGCCATGGAGGTAAGGAACTTCCTGCTATCATCCGCCATCTTCTGGACCTGTGCCCTCATAACCTTGAGCAGCTCAGCACGGTACGGGCGAATGAACGTCGTGTTAAGGTTGCCGAAGTCATCCTGCGTGATTTGGAACTTCTGCTCAATCACTCTGCCATCGTCCCCTCGCGCAGCGTTAGCTCCAGGTGGTGGTGGGTATCCATGTGATCCTGAATCGTTAGCACCCAGTAGGTTACGCTGGACACAATTACCTTTGCTCCAACGTTGATACTGTAGGCAATTGGCGGAACGGAATCATCATAGTAGTCTAACAGCATTGCATAGAGCGTAGTCTCCTGATCTACTATGGCAGCAACCTCAAGATCAGGTGCCAGCTTAAAAAGTAGGCAAGGGACACCCACGTATGTGGGTGCAGAAAAGCTTGTCTTGGTCTGCCCGGAGGTAGTGGAGAGTACTGGATTGTACAGGTCCGCCGTCTGCGTAAGCTTGCGACGGAAAGCTCCGTGGCGTGCCACGTTACAGCCTCACGTTTCGGTGACTATGGACTACCTCTGCAATAAGCTCTGCTGACTGCTGAATCTCACCTGCATAGGGAGATCCCGTAGGGAAGGTGGCGCTCCAAGTGCCTACCTGAATGCGTTGCACGGAGCCTTCTCCAGACTTGTCGGCAGAGGCGATCCTGCTGAGGATCGTACTACGCACCATGTGCGCCTGTGCCATCTTTACATCGTCAGGTGGCGTAGCATACCCCCAGTCTAGTGTGACCTGATAGTTCAAATCCCCTGATGCAAACATCTGTGCCTTCTGCTGGTATGCAGACTCCCGGTTTAGGTTTGCAATGAAGTAGACGATACCATTGGTGAAGTCTACGCGGTATAGCGTGGAGGCTACGGTGGCATAGGTTTCGGCAGACCCCGCCCCACTGCACTCCTCGATTTTCGTGAGAGTGATAACCGGGTAGTGGTCCAGCACCAGGACGTTTGACCCCCTACCGCTCAGCCGCGCAACAGTCCCAGTGTGCGCATCAAAGTCCCTCCCGCAGGCATTGTCTAACCGGAGTTTCGAGAAAGAGAGTAGGGCAGTGACCTGTGTAGACAGGGACTTGCTGGCAATAATTGCCGAGGCATCTACACCTTCGAGTTCGGCGAGTGCCTCAGCAGCGGTGCAGTATGTCGCCATCTGAGGTCTCCTTTCCTACTCATCAACAGTGAGAACAAGCACCTGCACGGAGCACGCGCCCCCTGCCCTCGTCTGTTAGCGCCACGTCTAATCGACGAGAGGCGGCAACAGGAGCTGTCAGGTCCAACGTAGCAGAACGAGTGCAGACGTTATGCACGGTCAAAGTCCTTGTGCTAGTGGCACTGCATCCAGAGGGAGTTTGCCGAGGCGGTCATATACGAGATCATAGCCAAGCCTCCGGAGGTGCTCCACACTAGTTTCAAGTTGGCAGTGCCCTACACCATTAGCGTCGCATTGCACAATCTCTGAGTAGGTGTGCTCCACCACCCCAGGCGGCACTTTCCAGCCAGGATTCTCCGGGTGCTTCCGCACAGTAAATCTCAGGGATTCTGCTACAGTGTCCTTTCGAGAAGGCGCAGGAGAGTCCGCCCGTTTCTGTGGCCGGGATGTTTGCTGCATTCGCGGAGTTGCTGTCATTAAGTGTTGCCTCACAGACCAATCAAAATCGGCGGACTGGCCCGCCTACGTCTATGCGCCCCTGCTCACTTCCGTAGCGGAAAGCTGCAAAGCCTACTCGGCGGAAGCAACGGAATCCTCGCTGGTCGAGCCAGAGGCGGATTCCCTGCCGGCACAAACAGTACACACTGACAAAGCACCGCGAGCACTTCACGAGTCGGCTGTCATAGTTCTCGCAGTTACCGCAAAGAGGGCAGAACCGATAGCAGGACTTGGTACGGGCGCGGGCGTTATGCCTGGCTATCCAGTTCTGCTCCCCATGCGTAAGTTCGTCTACGGTCAGGGAAGGCGCGGGCGCCTCAGGGGCACTCATGCGTCAGTTCCTCCAGGTTAGGCAGGTGGGATGATCCCACGAACGATGCGGCAGCGCTTGCGGTTGCGGACGACGAGCGCCAGGTCCTCAATGACCTCGGCGGCCATGTACTGGCTCGTGACCTGCGCCAGCATGTAGGTCTGAAGCTCGGTCAGCACGCCGTAGAAGCACTCCGCCCAGTTCACGATGTAGATGTTCGAGGCAGTGCTTGCAGTGCCCTGCGTGCGGGTGATGGATTCCCGTTCAGTCGCGAACATTGGGATGCCGTCGTAGGCAGTCACCCGCCAGCCTCCACGAACGTCCACGGTCTGGTCGTTGAATCGTTGCTTGGCGGATAGCAGAGCGCTGATCTCCCTGCGGGTACGGTAGTTCATGATGAGTGCTGCACCGGCGTTGTGGGGGAGGTCGAACGTGTCGTCCAGAGCCTCGTCTAACTTCGCCGCAGTCAGGGCAGCACCGTCCGTGCCCATGTCGGTGCGGTAGTCCTCGCTGTCGAGGATGATGTTCAGCCCATCATACTGCGTGGGCGTCGCGACAGTGCCGTCGAGGAACAGCGTCTCCTCAAGCTGCCGCAGGGACTGGGCGCCTTCCTCGATCTCAGTGGCCATGAGGTCAACCAGACCCATGCCCTCGGCTTGCGCCTTGCGGGTGACCACCAGACGAACACCCAGGGTCTTGTACGGGTAGGACCGCTGTGCGGCAAACGTGGACTCAACATCGGTGAATCCGGCCGTGTCCGCGATAGCCTCGGCGGCAGGACGGGCGGTGCGCGTGTTGACGCGGTACGCCTCCCCACGCTGGTCAGTCTTGCGCGGGCAGTTTTCCCGAATGAAATTCTCTGCCCGCAGCTCGGTGGCGATCATTCGATCAATCTCCACGGGGGTCAACTTGCCGGTGATGTCAGTATGAGAAAGTGCCTTCATCGCCGGGTTACGTTCTGTGATAATCTGAGGCATCGTGGTCAACTCCTTTGAGTTAGAGGAGGGGACTCAGCCCTCGTCTTCGTCTTCCGTGGACAGCTCGACCAAGGCACGCATTCGCGCCTTCCAGCGCTCGCGCTCGGTCACGATGTCCAGGTCAGCAGCCTTAGCAGGGATTGGAGTAAACCCAGCGTCGTCCTCTGCCTTCTGCATTGCTTCCTTCGCCAGCTTTAGCGGCGTGGTCTTGCGTGCAGTGGGGGCAGTGTCCACCAGTCCCTCGCGCTGTAGAGGCTGAGCCTGAATAGCTTCCCGAACTGCTTTGCCGACTGCGTTGGCAATGTCATCAGCAGTGATGGAGGGTGCAGCGGACTTCTGTTCAACCGGCTGCGGTTCGGGGGTAGCCTCCGGCTCTGCAACCGGCTGCGGCAGGAGGTCTTGAGCGGCCTCCCGCATGAGTTCTACAAATGCGCCCTTAACCTCTTCGTCTTGCGTAAGCCACGCCAGCAGGTCAGCTTTCATGTCTACCTTCTCAGCAGTGGGTACTGCCTCAGGAGCACCCGCGTCAGCGGCGGGTGTCACATCGGTCTGAACAACTTCTTCTGCCATCTTGACACCATCCTGTATGTGCGGGTGTTCCCGCTTGATATTGTCCTCACCCAGTGTGGGTGGAGTAACCTGTTGAGCTGCAAGGAGTGCAGCGGCTGCCCCTTCGGCGTCCTTCCGGCCAACGCCTTCCTTCTCATAACTGACACGGAGCATCTCGAACAGTTCCGCATCCTCAAACTCTGCATAACCCAGCATAGCTGTCTTGCTGGTGCGCTTCAAGAGGAGGCTACAAAGTTCCTCGCGCCAAGCCTCAGCGGATTTATCCCAAGGAGCCTCTGCATCACACTCCTTGTAGTGCTTGCTAAGGTGCGCCTTAGCCCCGGATTCTGCCCCACCAAGGTCCATACCTCCCCGCGCTCCCATAAGCACGCCACCTGCCACCTGCACACCACGCAGGATGGTCTTCATTGCACCATCCAGGAGTTTGTGGTGAGGCAGCTTGTAGCCACCTTTAGTGTCTGCCTTTGCAGGATCATAGACAGTGTGTGCTGCCTTGTAGGCTGCCCAGTTTTCATTATCCCCAAGAAGAGCGTCGCCATCAGCCGCAGAAAATGACCACGGTGTTTCTGCTGGAGCAACTGGGTAGGCTTTCGACGGAACCACAGACCAGGCTTTCGCTGTTGCTCCAGGACTTTCGTCTAAGTCTGAATCTACACCTGGCAAATCCAAAGCTTTGCGTGTACCCATCAGAAAGGAACGCAGCGGAGCAGGCTGCTTACGTGCCCGGCTAAACAGTGTAGCCGCCTTCAGCACGTCGAAAATGGCATAGGGGTTGGCTGGAGTAGGAGTGAGCGTTAGCTCAATCAAGTCCACCTTCAAAACCAGACAACGGGCATCCTCCAGCTCAGCGTCAGGGATGCCATTCTCGCGTGCTGTCTTCAGAAACAGGTCTGGAGACTCATCCGCCCACAACCACTCCTCAACGTACCCATACCAGGAGAAAGCACGAAGGTCTCCGGCAAGAATCTGCTTCTGTGAGAGTTCGTCATTGATACTGCACTCTGCCCATGCGCCCAATTCGTCAACGCCGGACTTCTCAGCGTGCCCTGCGATGGTGGATGGATCATGGTTGCGGACAACGGGTAGATAGCCCTGTGGACGTGAGGCTAACGTTTCCGTGAAGGCTATAGGTACAATGATATCCTTCTCCCGATCCTTGTGATAGGTGGAGAAGTACCCCTTGATCATCAGCGGCCCGCCCTCGCCGCCTGCCTGCTTGAACGCGGACACAATCATTGGTCCACGCATAAGCTGTCCTGCGGGCCTATTTGTGCTGAGATTGCTTTCCATGTGACTGCTCACCTTTGACCACTCTCGGCGGCTCTGACAACAGAATCATACCGTTAGGGCTTAGCGCTGTCAAGTGCAACCTGCAAGATTGGCTGGACGCGCACCTGCCCCAACTCCTGCCGTATCGAGTAGAGAACACCGCACTGCCGGCAGCGGTACTCCGGCATAGGGAGAACTGCCGTGCCCTCAACCAGCTTGCTAGGCCCCCTGCCAAATGAGTGCCGGAACCAGAACCGGTCACCCCGGACGATGCCAAGTATCCGTTGACACGCGGGGCAATGGACCGGCTGCTGGTCTTCCA